TGTTTTTGCCTTTCATGTTTATAATCATATTTATTGCGCAAGATATGTCAAGTATTATTTTAAATTGCGCAGTATATATCTCAAACTGGAAATAAATCACACATTTTGTATGAAAATACTTGACAAGCCCTAGATGTCGTGCGTATTAATGAGAAGACAGAGCGTGGAGTAAGGCCATGTAAGAGAGAGGGATCCCATGATATCGGCCTATAGGAAGTGGCTCTTGAAACGAAGAGTCAGAAGACTTAAGTATTTCCTGCTTAAAATTCATTACACCACACAAGCCTGGCCCAGGCAGAAAAAGAAACAATTTTGGCGCAGTTTTGTGAAGTCAGATAAGTTTAGGCAGGATTGTTTTGAGTTTTTTCCTGAGGTCTTCAAATGATTTACTTGAGGGAATTCCTCTCGCATCGCTGGCTTCGACTCCGATTTAGATTTTGGTGTTTCATCTACAGCGTTAGTCGGAGGAACCATTGGCAAGAGAAGCCCTGATCCCAGAATCCGAAACTTTTATCCCCTGGAAGGAGCAACGGAGTCCGTCTAATTATAGGGTAACACCTAAGCCAACGAAGATCATGGACATGGGGATCCGGAAGCTCTCACCTAAGCACAGAAAAGCTCTGCAGAATATCGCAGACAATCCATCGAATCCCAGACAGGCCGTGATCGATGCCGGCTTTTCTAAATCAAACGCCTCTTCTGTTGCCAAAAAACTCCTGCAGAGAAAACCGATCGCCCATGCCCTGGAGAAGAAAGGCTGCACAGATGAGAAGATCGCTGATGCCCTGATCGAAGGAATGGACAAAGCTGAGAATCCCTTCCGTCCTGGACTTCCGGATCACGTCGTCCGTCTCGGATTTATCAAAGAAATAAACACGGTTAAAGATAACTATCCTCCAAAACAGATCTCGGTCGAGGGAAAATCTAAAGTGATGCACGTTCACTTTACGGCTGAGAATGTCAAACAATTCGATAAGTTCAATCAGATAAGAGCAGGTGCCAGGGAGCTCACGGAATAATGGAAGCCACCGGCCGGAACATTGTCATCCCTCCCCCTCTCACGGATGTCGATTTTTGGAGAAAGAGCATCCTCACTGACCTTTTCTTCCATGCCTCAAACGTCCTCTCTCACGGAAAAAAGCAGGAGTATCGAGATCTTAATTGGGCCCATGCCAAGCTCTGTGACTTTATCGATATGGACAAGAATCCTATCCCTCAGAAACTTGTCCTTATGTCTCGAGATTGCCTAAAGAGCACGATCTCAAGGGCCTTTATCAATCAGTGGTTTGTCCGGAAAGCATACTATGGCCTTCCAGGAAAGATCGGGATCTACTGTGGAGTCTACGAGCTGGCCGAAGATAATCTCGATCGCGTCATGAAAGAGATCATGGCTAATGAGATCCTCCAGGCCGTCTTCCATAAATGGCTGCCAAGCAAGAAGACAGACTTCGAAACAAAATCAAAGGAACGGATCAGGTACAAAGGAATCGAGATCGAGATCGGATCCCCCGAACGTCCACTGACCGGTTTTCACTTTGAGGGAGTCATCAACGACAACCTGGTCAACGAAGTTAATTCTGCCACCTATGAACAATGCAAGAAGATAAACAAAAGGTGGCAGCAGCAGGAATCAGTCCTGTCCCAAGACGCCTGGGAAATTGTTTGGGAGACAACCTGGGAGAATTACGATCTCTCCGGCCAGATCCTCGATCCGGATGGTCGTTTCGATTACAACGAGATCTATAGGAAACCGGCACATACCTTTGTGTCCAAAACTGGATATCACGTTTTCTCCTGTCCGGCCAGAGATGAAAATGGGGAGCCTGTTTTCCCCGAGAAATGTAACAACGCCTACCTGAAAAGGAAGAGAGATAAGCAGGGCCCATACATTTTCTCTCGCATGTATGAGCTCCGGCCGATCCCCGATGAGGAAGTAGTCCTGAGGTCTGATTGGCTGCTGCCCATGGAGGAGCTGCCATACAATTTCATCCGGAACATTTCAGTTGATTGTGCCGGTACCACAAGAGCAGAGAGCTCCTTTTCAGCCGTCTCTGTGTGTGATTGGGACGAGCTCGGCCGGATGAATATTCCCTATGCAGACAAAAGAAAGCTCACCCCTATGGAACTTTATGATTGGATCGTAGAGGTCGTTGAGGCCTCGATCGCTGAAGGTCGGCCGGTGACGTTTGTTGGAGTAGAAAAAGAGAAGTATGGAATCTTCCTTGCTTCCTATATCGAACGCGAGAAACCAAAATTCAATGTCTGGCTGATCGATATCCGAGGCCGGACTCGTAACAATCGGATCCAATCTCTGGCGCCCTATGCAGAGCAGGGAAAGATCCTGGTTAAAAGAGGCCTCCGGAAGTTTGACGATGAATGGGAGGCCTATCATAAAGACAAGAAAATAGGTGTCGATATTTTAGATACTGTGGCATACCACCTGGACATGAAAGTCGTTCCTGCAAAGATGCCAAAGGTGGCCTGGACCCCAAATATCGCAGATGATTTTAAAGATCAATTCCGGAAGGAAATGCAGGTTGTTAATTCCGGAAACAGAAATAGGGCACAGATAAATGCAACCTTTTAGGAGGATAGAATGATGAGGCAAAAATCTGAAATAATGACAGATGGAAATGCCGACACTTTAGATAAGGCCGGAAAGGATCCTCAGTCTGTTAATATGGGGATTGTTGTTGAGCTCATGTTGGATGTCCGTCAGATCGCTGCAGCTCAGTTTGTTATCTCAAACGGTGGATCGATCGTCACTCCTCCATGGTTATTCAAGATCTCGAGGGGGGAATAATGGCGCAAAGAACAAGGGAAGAAATAATGGCCGAGGTCGTTGCAGCAGAGGGTGAGATCGCTTGTAAAATCGCCATGGACTCACTGGAGATCCTGCTGGACTGTAGGGACGTTCTTAATGAAATCGAGACAAATACAAAGCCGTCGCCATGAAACAATACAGCGCATCAGATCTTATTAAGTATGGGGGGAGAACTGCATCTCTTTTCGAGAGTCAAGCAGTTACCGTCTCCGGAAACTCACAGTCTAATCCTCTCAAGGTCCTTCCGTTTTCAAAGGGAATGTTCTTTCTTCGCTGTACGGAAATGATCGGTGGAGCATCCCAAGAGCTTGATGTTTCAATCATGACAAAGGATCCAGCAGGAGACTATTGGTTTTATCTCCTTTCATTTTGGCCTAACCTTTTAGATGTCGGTGGAAGGATAAAAATACCTTTCATGATCCCGATCCTCGGTGAGAAGCTGAGTATCTCTTATGAATTGACTGATATTACTTCGGTCACGTTTTCTGTCTCTGCAGCATTGAAAATATAACGGAGAATAAAATGGAACTTGCAGTAATAATAATTTTAGGAATTGTTTCGCTGGCATCTCTGGCCCTCGCTGCCTTTATCATCCACAAGACTCAGGAAGAAAAGAAAGATCTTCACAACCGGCTAATGTCCAGGGAATATCCTGAATACCTCCACGGCGAACATACCCTGCAGCTCCTGAAGACTGAAGAGGAAAAAGCAAAGAAACCCAATCCGGAGGAGAAGCTATCCAGGGAATTTCTAGATCATAAGACGAAAGCAGGGACGTTTTAATGGCCAAAAAGAAAGAGTGGGCCCCAACCTTCCTAAAGGATCTCGATAAAGAACGGAAGAATAAGCTCACGAGGATTAATACCACCTGGACAGGTCATCCTTTTGTCGAATATTTCTTTGGATTATGGGAAGAGTATATCGCCTGGTTTGAAGGTGATCAGTATAAATACTACAACAAATCCCTGGCCAGCCTCACCGATGTTACGCCTATGGTCGACCGCGAAGTCAAAAATGTCTACAACCGGATCATGCCTTCTGTCCGGCAACAGTGGGGTGAGCTGAGATATCCACATGAATTCCACGTGATTCCAAATACTTCAGAGACTGAAGATATCAGAGCAGCCATGATTGGATCCAGGACTCTCGAATTCCTTCACACAGAAAGAAAGTTCCTTAAAAAAATAAATCGTGCCAAGCTGTGGTCCCTGATCTGTGGGATCAGCTATTGGAAAGTTTGGTGGGATTCAAGTCTATGGGGCCTGGCCACTACTTCCGGAGATAAAAACACAAGAGTTAAGGGAGATGTCAATTACGATTATGTCAATCCCTTTAATTGCCGGCCGGATCCGATCAGTATCGATCGTGATGGATGGAGATATTTCATGGAGGGAAAAAGAGTTCCAACGTCCCTCGTTGAAAGGGAATTCGAACTTAATCCAGGAACAATCCCTGCAGAGAAAGCAAGGGATAGGGATATTTCCGAAACCGGTATTTTCGAACGTGATGATTTTGACTTTGGAGATGAGCCTACCTGTATCCGGATGGAATGGTATGAGAATGAAAAGTTAGAGGGAAATGAAGGTGGCCGATTTATCGTGGCCACAAAAGACATGATGCTCTACGATGACAAAAATCCTAATCCGGAAGATCAGCTCGGGTACTTCCCTGTACCTGGCCTGGTGCCTAAACTCAATACCCCAATCTATGATTCTGCCGTCCGGATCATGCAGCACTCTCAGCGCCAATTTAACCGGTACTGCAGTCAGATCGATGAGCACATAGAAAACTGGAAGATAAAAGCCATGATTCCGTTTGGATCCCTTCTTCCTGGAGAGAAAGAGGCTTTCACTAGAAAGGGTGTAGACTACATCACATACAACGCCAGGATGGGGACTCCATACTATCAGTCCCCTCCGTCTCTTCCTGATTTCCTTGCCACATGGGTTCAATTCATGGAAAACGAAATGGAGACTGAATCCTCTGTCCGGAAGACTTCCCTTGGCCAGCTCCCCAAGTATGCCCAGAGAGCCTCTGGAGTCCTCTTCGAAGGACTTAAACGCCAGGATGACATTGTGCTCGTTCCGGCCGTTGAGGATCTCGACATCACCCTTGCAGACGCAGCGAAGTTTGAGCTGGAGGTCGTCCAGGCAAATTACACTGAAGAGAGATTGATCAAAACCGTAGGCAAGCACAGGAGTGCAGCCGTTATCAATTTTAAAGGATCAGATCTCCGAGATAATACAGATGTCCGTGTCCGTCCAGGTGTGGACATCCTGACTACCAAGAAGAGGAAAGAAGAGGTGGTCATGGCCATGATCGACAAGGGCATGATCGAGGATCCGCGAAAAGCCCTGGAGATGATGGGCCACACGGAAGTCGAGGACTTCATGGAGAATGAGTTTATCGATGACAGATATGCTCAACGTCAGCTCGAAATCATGAAGGAAGGAAATACCTATATTGCTCCCTTCCGAGATGACAACCACCAGGTCATGTATGATACGTTCAATAGTTTCCGGAAGTCCGGAGACTTTGACTCTCTGCCAGAAGAAGCGCAGAGCAATATAGAAAAAAAGATCGAAGAAGAAAGAGCTTGGATCCCCGAGCTTGAATCAATACAGGTGCCTGGAGAAGAACCTCCAGTAACCGAACCAATTCCAGGAGAAGAGTTACCTGGAGAGGGTGGAGCAATCCAACTTCCGGAAATGGGTCCGGCTGCAGCCGGTCTCCCTGAGATCCCTGCAGGCGTTGGACCTGGCGCCGGACAATCTCCTAACCCTCCAGTGTCAGCTCAAGAAATCCTGAGACAAATCGCATCACAAGGAGGCCTATAATATGGGACTAAAAGACACAACACTATTGGATGTTAAAGGAGCAGCCGAAGTCTTAAACATGACTGAGGATCAGATCCTTTATCTCGTAAGGACAAGAGGAATCCCTCACAGAGTAGAGAACAGTGGAGCACTCACCTTTACCAAGTGGGAGATCCTGGCCAGGATTATTCCTGCTCCATCTGCAGAGGCCATGCCTAAACAGCAGATCGATGTCTCGAAGATGAGTAAGGATGAGATCATGGATGTCTTCTCTCAGATCCTGCAGCAGAAAGCAGCAGACGAAGCCAGGGAGATTAAAGCTGGTGGAGTGGAACCGGACGAGGAAGAGACAGCAACCTGTCAGGATCCTAACTATCCGGAACCGAGGAAGGAAGAGCCACCTGTTCCAGATAAACCGAAACCGGCACCGAAACCGGCAAAGAAAAAACCGGCTGCAAAGCCAAAAAAATAAACAGTGTAAGAATAATTAATTTTTACACACAAAGGAGTTCTTAACATGGGTGATATAAAGGAACCTGAAAAGGTAGTGGAACCTGTAAAG